TCCCGTGCCGCTGCTGGCCCGGGGGCTACCAATGCCGGATGTGGGGACCGAACGGGGACGCCGGCGAGCGGCGCTACCCGGTGCCGTCGAACCGGGCGATCTCGCAGATGGACGAGGTCTACGGGTGGCTGGCGCGGGTTGAGGATACCCGGCTGCGGATCCTGGTCGGCCGGCGTAGCCTGGTGCGGCCGGACAGCCTGCCGGAGAAGCCGCGGTATCTGTGGCCGTGGACGCGGCTGTGCGAGGCGGACGGGCACGTGAAGTCGGGGCCGAACGTCGAGCTGCTGCGCCAGCGGTGGATCGCCGGCGTCGATCAGATCGTGCGGCGGATCGCGGGGCTGGGCGCCAACGACAACACTTTTCGACTGCGTCCGGCGAAAAATCTTTCCAACTGCGGCGGGCATTTCCTGAGCGTCTGAGCAAAAATCCGCAACACCGGCAACACCGCTGAGACGTTTTTTGCGGTAGTCTGACGGCATCATTGGCGGCCCGCGCGCGCGGCGCTGCGATCTCCCCTTTCCCCCGGTGATTCCCATGGCCCTTCGTCGCGGCGACGTCGTCACGAGCGGCGCGCAGAATGCCGTCGTCTGGGTGGCGTGGCCGGACCGGCTGCTGCTGATTCCGACGGAAGATCGGCCGAGCGCGCAGCACCGGCACGACGTGCCGATCGAGAGCATCGCCGACCAGATCGCATGCCGGGTGCGCAGCGATTCGGTGCTGCGGGTTGACCGGACGGCGAGCCAGCGGCCGGACGGCTGGTATCAGGTCGGGCGCATCACGCCGGACCTCGTGTCGCACGTCGCCGGCGAGATCGTCCGTGCGGCCGAAGACGCCTCGGTTGCCGATCGCTGGCGGGGCCATGATCGGCACCGGGCATGGGCCGCGGCGCCGGGCATGGCGGCCTGAGCGTCCGGATAACGCCGTCCGGACCGACCGGATAACCCCGTTCGCAGGTGCGAGAAGTGACCGAAAACTACGCTCAAACGGGCGACAACAATGGTTGTCGGCAGCGGCCCCCGCCAGCTTTTCCAGATAGCGCCAACGCAGCCATTTCAGACGATTTTCTGATCCGGTCGTGGCTGCACGGCCGTCCGGATAACACCTGCCTGGGATACATGCATGGGATTGCTGCGTTGCAGCAATTCATTGCGAAGCCGCTGTGTCTGACAACTCTCGCCGATCTACAGGCGTGGGATGGGACTCTGGCGCACCTGGCGCCGGCCACCCGGCATCACCGCCTGGCCGCGGCCAAGAGCCTGTTCGCCTTCGCGGTCGCCACCGGCGCGATCGACAAGGACCCCGGCGCCAGCCTGCGTGCGCCTCGTGCGCAGTCGATGGCGCCGGAGCGCATCCTGACCGAGATCGAGGTCGCCCGGATGATCGGCGCCGAGACGGACGCCAGGGCTCGCGGTGCCCTGCGGCTGCTCTACTTCACCGGCATGCGGAACGCCGAGCTCTGCGATTTGCGGTGGCGGCATTTGACGCCGGCCCGAAAGGGCGGCGGGGCGGAAGCCCGCGTCACCGGCAAGGGCAACAAGACGCGCGTGGTTATGATTCCGCGGGATCTGTGGCGCGAGCTGCTCGAGCTCGCACCTGGTGCAAAACCCGACGCTCCGGTCATTCCCGGCCGCAACGGCGAGCCGATCAACGAGCGCGCGCTGCACCGCCTGGTGCGGCATGCCGCGGCCCGGATCGGCACGGCCGCGTCGCCGCACTGGCTGCGCCACGCGCACGCATCGCACGCGCTGGACCACGGCGCACCGGTGCAGGTCGTGCAGAAGACGCTCGGCCATGCATCGCTCGCCACGACGTCGCTCTACGTGCACATGCGGCCCGGAGACAGCTCGAGCGCCTACATCGGCGCGCGCTGATCTCTGCCGACGCCAAGCTGGCGCTCCGATGGCTCTCAATAAGCGCCAGTGCCGGTTCGTCCAGGAATATCTGGTCGATCTGAACGGCACGCAAGCGGCGATCCGCGCCGGCTACAGCGCCAAAACGGCGGCGGAGCAGGCGTTCGATCTCCTCAGAAAACCCCAGATTTCAGCGGCGATCACCGGCGCCGAGGCCGATCGGGCCATCCGCACCGGGGTGACGCAGGACCGGGTCATCGCCGAGATGGCACGGCTCGGGTTCGCGAACATGCTGGACTACATCGCCGTCCAGGCGGACGGCACGGCCTATGTCGACCTCGAGCACCTCACCCGCGACCAGGCGGCGGCGATCGCCGAGATGACGGTTGAGGAATTCAAGGACGGCCGCGGCGAAGATGCGCGCGACGTGAAGCGTGTGAAGATCAAGCTGGCCGACAAGTTAGGCCCGTTGACGCAGCTCGGCCGACACACCGGGCTGTTTCCGACAAGGATGGAGCACTCCGGTCCGGGCGATGGGCCGATCGAAGTAGCGGATGCCCGTGAGCGCCTCCTTGATCGACTCGCTCGCCGCGCTGCCCTCCGAGATGCGGGCGGCACTGCTGGCGGAGTGCTCGAATAACGAAATTGCCGCCATCGAGGCGGAATTCGCCGCCCGCTGCCGTGCGGACTTCCTGACCTTCGCCGAGGAGGCGCAGGCGGCACTTGGCGAGCCGCCGGCGTCGCATCACCGGCTGCTGTGCCGCGAATTGCAGGCGGTGGCCGACGGCCGGGTGAACCGGCTGATGGTCTGCATGCCGCCGGGCTCGGCCAAGTCGACCTATGCGTCGAAGCTGTTTCCGGCCTGGTATCTGGCGCAGCGTCCGCGGCTGACGGTGATCGGGGCCTCGCACACAGCCGATCTGGCGGAAGCATTCTCCGGCCGGGTGATGAGCGTGGTGCGCGAGCATCAGGAGCTGCTCGGCTACGGGCTGGAAACGTCCAGCGTGCGCGCCTGGCGCACCACGTCGGCCAGCGAATACAAGTCCGCGGGCGTTGGCGGCAACATTACCGGCCGCCGCGGCAATCTCGCGATCATCGACGATCCGGTCAAATCCCGCGAGCACGCCGACAGCGAGGCGGTGCGCGACAAGCAGTGGGCGTGGTGGAATGCGGACCTCCGCACCCGCCTGAAGCCCGGTGCGGCCGTCGTGCTGATAATGACCCGCTGGCACGAAGACGATCTAGGTGGGCGCCTCCTGCAATCGCAGGGCGATCTCTGGCGGGTGCTGAAGCTGCCGGCGATCGCCGGGGAGGACGACCCGCTGAACCGGGCGCCCGGCGAGTACCTGTGGTCTGACGATCGCTACGGCTACGCGGCCGAGCTGCGCGCGATACGCGCCGAGCTTGAACGCAACGGCGCCGTCCGCGACTGGGAGGCGCTGTATCAGCAGAATCCACGCCCCGGCGAAGGCGCGCTGTTCAAGGTGGCGATGATCGCCACCCTGGACGCGGCACCGGCCGGCGGCGTGATCGTGCGTGGCTGGGATCTAGCGGCGACTGAGCAAATCGGCACCGGCGATCCGGACTGGACAGTTGGCGTGAAGCTGCAACTGCTTCCGGATGGCCGGTTCACCGTGCTGGACGTGACGCGGCTGCGCGGCGGCCCCGAGGCGATCGAGCAGGCCATCGTCAACACCGCGGCGGCCGACGGCCATGGCGTGGCGATCGGGCTGCCGCAGGACCCCGGGCAGGCCGGGAAAGGGCAGGTCCGGTATCTGACGGCGAAGCTGGTCGGCTACCGGGTGCATTCGAGCCCTGAGACCGGCGACAAGGCCACGCGGGCGGCGCCCGTCGCATCGCAGGTGAACGTGGGCAACGTCTCGGTCATACGCGGTTCCTGGAACCGGGCGTTCATCGAGGAGCTGCGCGATTTCCCGTCAGGCCGGAAGGACGACCAGGTGGACGCGCTGTCGCGGGCGTTCGCGATGCTGATCAACCCGGCGCGGCCGGCGCACAGCCGGTTTGTGCCGCATATGACTCGCTGAGAGTCAGAGACACATCTGACTCGCTGAGAGTCAGAGACACATCTGACTCGATCCGAGTCAGGCACTTGGACAGAACTCACACATGGAAATCCGCAATCTGAGCGTCGGCTGGTACGCGCAGGGCTTCACGATGTGGCTCTATCGCGCGGCGACCGAGGCGATCGACGCCGCGCTGCGGCCCGGCTTTTTCGACGATGCGGCGAGCATGATGCAGGCCGGCGACGTGGTGACGATCACCGCGCGCGACGGGGCGTCGATGCAACGCGTCGCCGACACCCGAAAATCCGTCATCCTGGAGGCCGTGCGTTGACGCACTATCAACTGAGCCCGACCGTCGCCGCCGATTTTCTCACCAACGGCGCGTGCATGCTGAGGGCGGAGACGATCCGGCACGCCACGACCGCGCGGGTGTATCTGACGCCCGACGATCTTCGCGCGCTGAACGACGCCGTGCAGACTGAGCGCCGGCAGGCGGGCGCGGTGTGCTGCTACCATTGGTTCGGCGCCGCGGCGGAGTCGCTTTGATGAGCGCCGCACTCGCCCTCGCGCCGGGCTCGAATTATCCGGTTGCGCGCGATCGGAAGACGGTCGCGATCGTCGACGAGTTCTGGCGCAACAAGGCCGAGGCTGACCGGCTCGAGAGCTGCAACAAGGAGCTACGTCCCGTCATCGAGGACGCGATGGGTGATTCGCCGGTGCTGTGCGCCGGCGCGCGGATCGTGCGACGCACCGACGTCGCCGGCACGCCGCCGCGACCGAACGTGAAAATCACCAGAGCGATGATCGGCCAAGTGATCCCCGGATCGAAGGGACGCGCGGGATATACCAGGATCGAGGTGCTGTGACGCTCGCCGCGGCCCGCGACGCATTTCGCGCGCGCCGGACGCACCGCGCCGCGCTGGCCTACCACGTGGCCGCGATGGCCGCACTGGACCGCCACGAGATCGCCTACCCGGAATTCGACGCGGCGATGCGCGAGACGTGCCCGGCGCTGCACATCCGGCGGGACTGAGCCGGCCCCCGCGAGGGCCGTCGCGACGTAACAAGCCGAACCGCCGCCCGGACGCCGGCTGACCACCAACCGGCTGCATATCCGCGGCCCTCGCGGGACGGCGACAGCATAGCAGGGCGGATCCATGCCTGGCTTCACCAACGGCTATTCGACCATCGCCGAGCCTGGGGCGCCGGCGAGCGTGCGCCCGGGTTCCCCGATTCCGCCGATCGCCGAGCCGGAGCCGGTCCTGACGCCGCACCCTGACGCCTGCCGCTTCTGCGGCGTGATGTTCCGGCTGCCGGCCGCGCGTCGCGGGCATGAGGACTACTGCGAGCTGCGGACGGTCGAGGCGAACGCCTGATGCTCGACACGATCCGCGGCCTGATCGCGCGCGACCCGGACTATCCGCAACGGGCATGGGACCTGGAAATCCGCCGCCGCGCGCTGAAGGGCACGCTCTACGACGCGCTCGGCCACCCGTTCCACGAGGAGCGCGACGGTTCCGGTGCGCATATCCCGCTGTCGCAGCGGCGGCCGTCGGTCCGATTCGGGCTGTGCCGCGTCGTTGTTCGCGATTCGATCGCGCTGCTGTTCGGCGAGGGCCGATTCCCGGCCATCGATTCGTCGATCGACGCCGAGCGCGAGCTGCTGGTCGACCTGGCGGCCGACACGCAACTGGCGCTGCATATGACCGAGGCCGCCTGGCGCGGCGCGGTCGGAACCGTGGCGCTGCGCATGCGCGTGCTGGCGGGGCGGCTGTTCGTCGATAGTCTAGATGCCGGGTGGTTGACCCCGGAATACGAGCCGGCCGCGCCTGACGTACTGCTGCGCGTGGTCGAGCTGCGGAAATCGCGCGGCGCCGAGCTCGCAGCGGCCGGGTATGACGGGCTCGATCCGGGCACGACATACTGGTTCCGCCGCGAATGGACGCAGATCGAGGAGGCGTGGTTTGCCCCGCTCAGCGTGGCGGACCGTTCGGAAGGCAAGCCGTTCCTACCCGATCCGGCGCGAACGGTGCGGCACAATCTGGGCTTTGTGCCGATCGTGTGGGTGCGCAATCTGCCGTTCGGCGATGATCCCGACGGCGGCACGACGATCCCGGACGAGGTGATCCGCACCGGGATCGAGATCGACTACCTGCTCAGCCAGGGCGGGCGCGGGCTGAAGTACAGCCAGGACCCGACGCTGCTGATCAAGGAACCGGCGACGCCGATGGGCGCCGAATTCGTCAAGTCGGCCGACAATGCGCTGGTGCTGAGCGAGAACGGCGACGCGAAGCTGCTGGAGATCGGCGGCACGGCCTCGGCTGCGGTGCTGGAATGGTGCAAGGGGCTACGCGAATTCGCGCTGGAGACGGCGCACGGGAATCGCAGCAACGTCGACAAGCTGAGCGCCGCGCAGTCTGGCCGGGCCATGGAACTGATGCATCAGCCGTTGATCTGGCTGGCGGACGATCTGCGCACGTCCTACGGGACCGCGCTGCTGGAGCTGCTGCGCATGATCGCCGCGGCGTCGCAGAAATACCCGCTCGCGTTGCGCGACGGCACGAAGGTGAAGCTGGACCCGGCCGCGCGCCGGACGCTGCGCTGGCCGCCGTGGTTCGAAGCGACGCACGAGGATCTGGCGGCGGAGGCGAACACGCTGGTGGCGTTGACCGGCGGCGGCCTTATGAGCCGTGAAAGCGGCGTGAAGGAGACGGCAGAATCCTATGACATCGGCGACGTGTCGAAAGAGCTGCTGGCGATCCGCATGGACCAGGCCGAGGCGGACGCGCGGCTGAAGGCGCAGGCCGCGCAGATCCAGGCGCGGGAGCCGGTTGGGGATTGACCCAGATCAAATTGCGCCACGCGCGATATTCGCCTTTATCGCGCGTGGCAGGCGCTTTTGCAGCGCGCGGCTGCAGTTTGGGGGGCGCGGAACGCCGCGGGAACGGCCGAGTCCGGTCGGTTCTGACGGATTCCCGCCGATTCCCGCCATTTGGCGCCCCGACTCGGAGCGAGTCGGCAGGGACCGTCGCGGGGGAACAAGCCGAACCCCGCCCGGACGCCGGCTGACCACCAGCCGGCTACAGATCCGCGGCCCCTGCCAGCCTGGGCAGCCTACGCGGGTTGCGCTGGCGCCGCGACGGCAGTCGGCGGATCGTCCGGGGCGGCCTGCGGGATGTCGAACCAAGCCACGGCCTCGCCGTTGCCCCACTCGTGCTGCAGCCGCTCGGTATGGCCGGCGACGGACAGCCTGAGCCGTCCGGTCGGCGCGGCGGTCGCGCCGAGCACCACCGCCACGTCGTTCGGCGCCGGGCGGGCTGCCCGCGTGCCGTCCTGGGGTTCTTTCGCCATCGTGCTCTCCTGGAAAGACAGGGGCCGCCGCGGCGCAGCAACCCTGAGCGCGCCGCGCGCGGCCCCTGCCGATGCCCATG